ATATGACCCAAGATGGCAAAGTGCCATTTACACAAGAGGAAGAAGATGCTCAAGATGCTTATGAAGCAGCGGAAATCTCAACTCATGCTCCTATGAGAAATTGGAAAAGGGACATGGCTAATTTTGGTATGTCTCGCTCTATGGAGAATCATATTAAAGAGGTACATGGTGGAGTAGCTGGTAATGCCTTTGATCAAGCTATATATGATGCTAAAGTAGCTCGTAGAGCACAGAGACCCTAAATGACCGAAGAAATACAATCATTAAAAGAACATATAACAGAGAAATTTAAAAATCATGAAGAGATTGAAGCTTTAAGACATAAACGTATTAACGAACTTCTTGACCATTACAACAAGGAAATAGAAGATAACGAAGGAACTATTCGTAGAGTACATAACAGAGTTGATAGAATAGAAACAAAAATAAAGACAGTACAAGGGATAGGTACTGCTATAGCTACAGCTTTAGGAGCTGCTGCTGCTTGGTTAGGTTTAACAACAAAATGAAACAAATGAAATTAACTCCATTACTTCTACTAATTAAGAAGGTTGAGAAAGATACTCCTGTTATTATTACTTGGAAAGATGCTGTAGATCATTCAGATGAAGTTACAATGGATACACTTCAGGTTAAAGAAGTACACTATGATACTATAGGTTTTTTCTTAAGTTATAAAGATGACTATGTTATATTAGCTTATAATAAGGAGGATGATAATAAAACTTATAAGGGAACTGCTATGATCCCTTGTTCTTTAATAACTGATATAAGGAGATTAACTGATGGATATGCTGAATAGATGTTGTTGGAAATCAATGATGCTTATGGCTGTAGTTGGAATTTTATTCGGAATATACGTTTGCCAATAAAATGTGAAGAGTGTTCAGAAGAGATGCAACAGGTATCTCAAGGTATGACAGATTATAAATGGTATAAAGATTTTTATTGTCCTAAATGTAAGACAACAATAGTTAAATTAGATAAAGATCACAAACAAAAGAAACATGAAATAGGAGTAAATTACTAATGGAAATGTTTATGAATCAAGGATGGTTTCAAATAGCAGGAGAAATTGTTCTTATGTTTACAGTTGTGACTGGAGCATTACCTGATAGATGGGTACAGAAAGTTCCGATACTAGGAACTATGTGGCCTATGTTTAACTGGTTAGCAGGTAATATCTTTAATAACATCAATCATCCTAAAGGGATGGCTGCTAAAGCAGAAGTGGAGAAAGAAATTGATGAAGCTAAGGCTAAAGTTAGGGATCGTGTTGGTATGCCTGACGTTCTCGATGGGATGTAGTATTCTTCCAGAATTAGTAGCTCCTGCTGCTAACTTTGCGATAGGCTTTTACGATCACGATGATTATTATTCTAAAGAATGCTTATGGTATGATGAAGTTAAACTGAATGAGAAAACTAAGAAGTGGCTTATGGAAAGTAATCCACCTGAGGTTGTCTCTAAGGATTTAGCTGTAGTAAGTAGAAATAATGATATATACAAAGAAGTATGTGAAAGAGAAAAAGGTGTACTTGATAAACTAGAAGATAAAATAGAAAGACTAACAGGGGATTGATATGTGTGGTTCAGGTAGTGTCCCAAAGGCTATTATAAGAGGATGGGCAGCACCTCATATAGCAAAGTTAAAAACTGCTGAAAGTAAAGAATCTACACCTCCAATTCAGCGTAGTGCTCCTTCTTCTAGCGGTGGACCTACAAGTTTAGGTATTAGTAGAGGAAGTGTTTCTGTCAGAAAACGGAGTGTATCTTCTGGAAGAAGTGCATCTAAAAGTAAACGTTTTTCAACAACGAGGTAATTATGAGTAACGGTACAGTAAATGACTTAGGAGAACTTCATGGATTACTTGCGAGAACTCTGGCTGAAAACATTAAGTCTGGTGAGGCTACCCCTGCACACCTCAATGTGGCAAGGCAGTTCCTCAGAGACAACAATATTGAGTGCCTTGGTACTAATAACGAGGATATAAAATCACTAGTCGAGGAACTCCCTTTTGACGAAACACCAACAAAACAAGAGTCAGCTTCAGTTAATTAAAGATGATTTCCGTAATTTTCTCTATCTCGCTTGGAAGCATCTTGCTTTACCTGATCCTACTCCTATACAATACGACATCGCTGAGTATCTCCAAAGTGGGCCTAAGAGACTTATTATCCAGGCCTTTAGAGGAGTCGGTAAATCTTGGATTACTTCTGCTTTTGTTGTATGGAAGTTACTGTGTGATCCACAGCTCAAATTCCTTGTAGTATCCGCATCTAAACAGAGGTCTGATGACTTTTCTACGTTTACTAAAAGAATCATTCATGAGATGCCGATCCTCCAACATCTCAGAGCGAGAGAGGATCAGAGAAGTTCTAATGTTGCTTTTGATGTCGCTCCCTCTAGGGCTTCCCATGCTCCTTCTGTTAAGTCTGTTGGTATCACAGGTCAAATAGTAGGTTCTCGTGCTCATATTATTGTTGCTGATGATGTTGAAGTTCTAAGTAATGCTCTTACTCAGGTAATGAGAGATAAGTTAGGAGAAGTAGTTAAAGAGTTCGATGCTGTAGTAATGCCAAAAGTGGGACGCATAGTTTACTTAGGGACACCTCAAGTTGAAGAGAGTCTCTACACTAATCTCCAGACTAGAGGTTATAAGTGTCGTATATGGCCAGCCAGGATGCCTGAGAGCCGTTTAAAGACGTTTTATGGGACTAAGCTAGCTCCGTTCATCTCTACATTAGAAAAGACCGTAGGACAGCCTACAGACCCTTTCAGGTTCGATGACCTAGATTTAGTAGAAAGAGAAGCATCTTATGGTAAATCAGGGTTTGCCTTACAGTTTATGCTGGATACTTCCGGTGAAGATGACCAGAGATACCCACTTAAGCTTAGAGATTTACTTGTAATCCCTTTAAATACTGAAAAATCTCCTGGTAGAGTCCAATGGGCGCGTGATGAACTCATGGATTTACCTGCGGTTGGCCTCGCAGGAGACTATTTCTATAAGCCTTTCGAGGTTTCTACAGATTATTACGAGTATACTGGTGCTGCGATGCACATAGATCCTGCTGGTAGAGGTCTTGATGAGACAGGATACGTTGTTACCAAGATATTAAATGGTAGAATCTTCGTATTAGCTATAGGTGGACTGAAAGGTGGCTACGATAAGCCTACATTACGTAAATTAGCCCTAATAGCACAAGCTCATAAGGTAAATGTAATAGAAATAGAGGCTAATTTTGGTGATGGTATGTATACAGAGCTGTTCAAACCTGTATTAAACCAGTTTCACCAGTGTCATGTAGAGGAAATTAAACATTCTAAGCAGAAAGAAGCAAGAATTATAGATGTTTTAGAGCCTATAATGAATCAACATAGGTTGATTATAAGTTTAACTGAAGCTGAAAGAGACTACGAGGAGAATAAAGAAGAACCTCGTAGACAATTATTTTATCAAATGACTCGTCTTACCAGAGATAAAGGTTCACTCCAGTATGACGATAGAATAGATGTTCTCGCTATGGGAGTTAACTACTGGGTAGAACAGATGGCTGCTGATGAAGCTATCGCCTATAATGACCGTAGAGTAGAAGAACTAGAGGAAAATATAAAATCATTTATGAACACTGCTGAAGTGAGTCACGAAGATGAGAATGTATGGGTTAAGGTCTAGGAATGATCTGGCTACTTATCGTAATACACTTAAACCTTACAACCACTCCTATTCAAGTTCAACATGGAGAAGTAATAGCTACGTTTCCAAGTCACCAATCGTGTATTGAGAAACATACAGAATTCTTTAAGAAAGCTGAAGAAGAAAAACGTCCTATTCCTCCTTATTTTAATCTAGGATGTGTCCCTTTAAAAAGGACAATAATGTGAGAATAATAGACAAGAAAGCTAAGTATGAGATCGAGAACCAAGTGATAGCAAAGATGTTCAGAGACAAACGTTTCAGGACTAGGAAAGTAGAACGTAACCATAAATCCAAGGAGCTACAAAATGAGAGACGCGAAAAAAATAAGCGGAGACATCGCTTCCAGGGGCTTCAATTCGAGCCTTGGGAAACGTAATCTTGTACCTTCGCCAAAAGATACAAGTTCAATGACAGTAAAAAACAAGGGAGTACATAAAGTTTCCACTCGATTCCCTTATGATTCCCGAAAGGGAGAAATCCGTGACCATAGAGGACTATAGAATATGCCTAAATTGAAAGGTTATCCTAATCCTAAGCCTAAAGCTAAGGTAAGAAGGAAAAAACCAAAACAGAAGCCGGTTAAGCTTAGAACGTATTAAATGAGCAAGACTGTCTACTTCAAGAAAGACCAGGTAATCCTTAAAGAAGGAGAACTTAGTTTTGAAGCTTACATCATTGATGAAGGTGAAGTAGAAGTCAGTAAGGCTGGATACGGCTATCTTGCTACTCTTAAAGAAAATGAAGTCTTTGGAGAGATTGGTTGGCTCGAAAGGACACCACGAACTGCTACCTGTAAAGCTGTTAGTGATCGTGTGGTCCTTCGAGTCCTCAAAGAAGAAGATGCTGTTAGGTTTATGAAGAACAACCCTAAAGCTCTCGTACCTATACTGAGAGCACTCTCCAGTAAACTGAGAGGAACCCTTGAGTTAATCGAAAAGTTTACTGGTAGTAAGGAATAATTAATGTCTACTCTTATTACTGATGAATGTATCAACTGTGGTGTATGTGAACCAGAGTGTCCTAATGAAGCCATCTCTGAAGGTGAAGATTTCTATGAAATAGACGCAGACCTCTGTACAGAGTGTGTAGGTTTTCATGGAGAAGAAGCTTGCCAAGAGGTATGCCCTGTAGACTGTTGTATTCCAGATGAAGACCATAGGGAAACTGAAGAAGAACTGTTAATAAAAGCAACAAAACTCCACACTGATCAGGAATTTCCAGCATTAGCTGACCTGACAGAAAAAACCTCGTTATTCCACAATCCTCAGCGTAAAAACGCTGGTCTTTAAGATAATTTATTACAAAAATCTGAGTGGGTATCGTAGTAGGACAAAAAACGAAAATTCCCCCATCGAGTTCCTTATATAATTTAACGCGATTCGACTTTTATTAAACTTCCGGTTAACTTTTAGTTTGCTGGCCAGGACCCTGGATTGAGCTGCTAGTTTTCTGCTGGTTCTTCTTTGTTCTTCTTGTGAGGTGTATCATTAATTTTTTTAGTTCTTCCATATGTAATATTACTATCAGTATGTAGTCAACATGTATTGTTTGTGTTGTATCAATTCTAATTATCTATTTATTCATAATAACTTAACCAGGCTGAAACATGCTGCTTAAATTAATTCTTATTAATAATGCATTTTTATTTATTTGGTTATAGACATTAAATAAAAAGAGAGTAAAAAAGAGCTTAACAATTATATTAATTTTTTTATGAAAGGATTAAACAATGAACATTGAAAACGAATTATTTTGGGATTTGGGAAATTTACGAATAGCTTTAGATTTTAAAGTATTAAGGTCTAATAAGTTAATAGATGCTAGTAAATTAAAAGACTTAACAGAACGCATGTTATCAAGCGTAACAAGTTGTAACCAATGGATTGCAAGTTTAGATGATAAAACAATAGATGATTTTGATGATAGTGAAGCATATCAATTCTTCAATGTAGATAGAGCTTATTTAGCTTATATAAAAGATATAGAATCAAATCATTTTGATAAAGTTGAAAAACAGAACTATAAGTATTTTGTTAATCAAGATCTAGCTAGAATATAAGTAAGTCTTTAGAGACTATCAGCTTAACCGTTGGTAGTCTCAATAAGGTTTATTTGTTAACCTTGTATTAATTTTTTTATCAATCAATTAAATAGAGGGAGTAAACAAAATGAAACTAGCAAGCAAATCTCAAACCTGGAAACTATTTACATTAACTAAAAAAGACTATAGAAATGAAGTTTTGACGTATGACCAGGCTGATAAACTAATCAAAGCAGCATTAAAAGAAAAAGAAAACAAATTACAAGCTTTTCAAGATATCATTGACCAGGCTGATAAGGCTGGTAAAGATGCTGTAAACAAATTAAATGTTGTTCCAATGATAGTAGAGGATAAACAAAACGGTAAACAATGGTTTGTAGAAGATGGGGCCTGTGGTTTTGCCTGGATATCAATTCATCCAGGAACATCAAGCTTTGCAAGATGGATAAAAAAGCAAGGCATAGGTTCAAAAGGTTATGGTAGTGGTTTAAAAATTTGGGTAGGTGATTATAATCAAAGCATAGCTAAAAAAGCAGAGTACGCTTCTGCTTATGCTGAGGTGTTGCGCGACAATGGTTATAAAGCTTATAGTGGGTCGCGCCTGGACTAGTTATTAATTTATTGGATAGCTTGAATTCATTTCGAGCTATCTGATAAGTTTGTAAATGGTAGTTTAATATTAATCAATGGAGGTAACAAAATGAAACAATACAAAATACAAGGTAAAATGAGAAAAGATAATGCAATTGGTATTTTCTATTATAACGTAGTAATTATACTTGCTAATAATGAAAATGAAGCATGGGATGAGTTTAATAATAACTGGGAAACCATTAATTATAAACCTACAATAACTGAGGTAACTAAATGAGTGCTCTATTAAGTAAAACAATAAAAACAGAAAAAACAGAAAAAGAGTATCCTGGCTGGATTAATACTTTAACGTATTTATATCCAAATAAAAACCTATGTAAGTTTAGCGATAATTGTTTTAATACTTGTTTAAAAACTAGTGGTAGGCTGCCAATGGCTAAAAAAGCAATGATTAATAGAACTAAGCTATTATACCAGGATAATGATACTTTTATAAACAATCTAGAGATAGAACTAAGGAAAGTTAAAAGGTCCGCGCATAAAAAAGGTAAAAAACTAGCATATCGTTTTAATGGTACATCCGATAGGTTTGAAGAAGTAAAGCATTTTTTAGATATGAATGATCAGCCTTTTGACCAGGCCTATGATTATACAAAAGACTTTCAAAGAGTATTAGATTACCAGGGCTATAAAGGCTATAACCTAACATTCTCATATGATGGTTTGAATAGCCTGGAAACTAAGTTTTTATTAAAGAATAAGATTGCTAATGTATCGGTAGTTATGACTACAAAAAGAAATGAAGAACTACCAAAAACCTATAATTTAAATGGTATTGATTATCCGGTCCTGGATGGTGATAAACACGATTTAAGATTTACTGAGAATAAAGGCTATATCATAGGATTAAGAGCAAAAGGTAAGGCAATAAAGAATAATGGTACTTTTGTACAATCTATATAAACATTAAACCAGGGAGCACAAAATGTATTTAATTGTAAACAAAAACGATAAAGTATTATCCATTGGAAACAAAGCAGCAGCCTTTGAGGATAAACAGGAAGCCTTAAAGGTTATCTCTAAGCATAAAGATTTAAGATTAGTATGGAAACCACAGCACGATGATGATATCGTTTTATCTCCAAAAGAATTCGATAAACTTATAAATAGGTGAAATAATGATCAAAATCCAAATAACTATACTAGCTATACTCTATGTCCTGGCCCTAAAAGCTGTAGGTTTCTTTGAGATACTCGCGGTTAACCTATAGCTAACTCATAATTGACTACGGGCCAGGACCTGGAAGATTGACCAAATCATATAGTTATATATATAGTATACTAGTATATATAAGTATATATAGGTAGAAGTAGAAGTATTAAACTATAGATAATCTTTAATAAACTAGGAGTTATCTCATGAAACTATCAGTAGAAGAAGAAGTTAAACACGGGTTAATAGAAGCTAAATACCAGTATCCTGCTTATTGTGCTACTTATGATAAAGAAGGTAATATTACTTCTAATCGGGTAGTAACTCACAGTATTAAAGCTACTCGTGAATTAATTAAACTACAGCCATCGCTCGCGCAGTTTATTAACACTTATGAGGATGATGATGTAGTAAAGGCTCCTAAGACTGTTCAACAAATGTTTAATGCTTTAGGTAAATAAGTACTATAAATTATACTAATATTAATCTATAATTAGAGGTGACATCATGACCATCGCAGAAAAATTCTTGAACGAAAAGTGGGAAAATTCTCTAAATACCTTAGAGAAAAAGTTAAATACTGTTGTTCAATATAAACTTTTATGTCCTAAGTGTAATAAAGAAGAAGTAGGAGAAAAAGATCCGGAAAAATCAGCCAGAAAAACCTATACTTTAAAGGTTCCTCGGCCTCAATATGATAGAATTAGTGAAGCCTTTAAGTTGAAGGAAACTTATTTTGTAAGTTTTGATCCTGAAGAGGACACTGTTACCTTTAAAATCAATGAAAAGCAAAGAGCAACTTGGACTGACACTTATTACTTGTCTGAGATGTTCTTGCCAGAGAATATAAAGTCTTATACTGTATGAAAAAGAAACAAGTACACATAGAGCATCGGCTTGATCTATTCCTCCCTGAAGAAGTACAACAAATTATAGATCATGGCGATGCTCTGATATTAGAAGAAGGTAAGATAAAAGGTGATATGGTAGATCATGCTGTTAGGAACACTAAGATAGCGTGGATACATCCTGGAAAGAATACTCACTGGTTATTTGACCGTGCTATCATGGTGTTCAAGAGTGCTCTACCTTTTAATGCTCTTCAATCCATGCAATATACAGTTTATCATGGAGAAGAGAAAAGTCATTATACTTGGCATAGAGATATAGGTACAGGCGATAAGATAATGAAGGCTAGAGTTAACGTGGGAATAGTACAGCTCTCTAGTCCAAGTGATTATGTAGGAGGAGTATTACAACTTAAGCATGAAGATAAAGTTATAGATGTTATGAAGACTAAAGGCATGGTGACTACTTTTCCTATTGATATGTTGCATCGAGTGACTCCGGTTACTTCTGGAGTAAGAAAAACTTTAATAATGTGGGGATTAGTATGAGTAGAAGAGGTAAAGGTAAAAAGGTAGCAATAGTAGGATTTTCTAAAACTTCTTATGATGATGTACCTTGGGAAAATACTACTTGGGAAAAGTGGGGGTTAGCGTGGGATCTCAACGGTTATGAGAGATACAACAGATTATTTGATATGCATCACTCAATCTTATGGGAAGTAATGACTGCTAATCCTTTATACGAGCACTACGATGGAAAAGGCTTGGAGAGAAGAGTCTATCGTCATAAAGATTATTACTCTGAGTGGTTGCCTGATATGTGTCAGAGTAAGAATCATAAAGTCTATTTACAGGAAGAAACCTTTTTAGGAGCTATAGCCTATCCATTTGAGAAAGTAGATCGAGAAGTGGGTCACTATTACTGCTCTTCTATCTCTTACATGGTAGCTCTAGCTATAGTTGAAGCTCATATTACAGATATAGCTATCTTTGGGGTAGATATGGCTGCTGGAGATGAGTGGCAGCATCAAAGAGCCAACATGGAGTACCTTATAGGATATGCTAGGGGTAAGGGTATCAAGGTCATTCTTCCTGAAAAATGTCCTCTAACTAAATTCCAAGACCAAGCTGATAACTACGGGGCTTCTTCAGTTATGTATACAGATAGATATGGGAATCCTAAAGCTCCTCAGACATTCAAGAGGAGATTAGATTTTAGTGATAGTGAAATTATTCACCAAGTAAGGAGAAAATGAATTATGACTAGACTTTACATAGCATTAGCAGTTACTGTATTTGCATTTTTATTCTACTTTTCATCTAAAGCACCAGTACTCACCAGCGTTCCAAAGGTAGAAAAAACTATCGATATGGGGATCTGGAGTGAATCCAATAAAGGTAATTCATTAGCAGAAAAATAAAAGGGGAATAGTATGGAAATAAAAAGAGCAAGTACTCAAAAACCTGAGTTTTGTGATGAGAAAAAACCTATCATAAAGAAAAAGAAGAGCAGTAAAAGAATTTCTCCTGTCAATAAAATTCGCCAAACTGCTTATGTTAGTGATCTACAAGGGAAACAGGGGTACGTTATAGAAGAACATAATGTTAGGTCAGATTCTTAAAATAGGAGATTAAAAATGACTGTAATCTATGTAGTAATTAGTTTAGTGTTTAGTGCTTTTCTTTATGAACCACTATGGTTCGATACCAGAATGCACTACCACCACGATACATACCAGAGCCTTAAAGCCTGTAAACACGCATCAATCCAAGTAGATGAAACGACAGGAAGAGTTTGTGTCCCTAAAGATAATCACTCAGGTCATGTTGACCTCTATTTAACAAAGGACTAAAAACTAATGAGCTACCAAGTCGAACTAAAGCAACAGGATACTTCAATTCGTAGTATGAAATATATTGTCACTTTACTTGTTCCGGACGGTAGATATTGGATGGGAGTTGGGACATGGAATGGTGGGAATAAAAGAGAAGCTATAAAAGAAGCTAAAAAATATGCAAAAGCATATAACTGTAGTATTAATTATGTGTGGTGTAGGGAAACCACTGTATTTCCTGTACCGGCAGCCTCATGAATGAGTTGTTAATAACCATTATGTTAGTTGTTCCAGCTCCTAATAAGATGGTGGACTGGACTATCAATGAAGTGCCAACTCAAATCCAGTTAGTACATGAGGATGGTACTGAGGTGAGTTATAATGCTACCGCTGTACCTTGTAAATATAAACCTCGATCAATCAATGAAATGGTTTTTGTGAGTCCTCAAGCTTACGAGGACAACCGTTGTTATTCTATCTTTGATTTGTCAAGACCTCTGTTTATAAGGCATCCTCACTACTGGCACAAGATAGAATTGCCTAACAAACCTAAAGATATGGACTATTTAATGGAAAAAGAACGTGTTCTGGATTGAGATATTCTTATCAATATGGGCTTTGGCAGCAGTCAGGCTCTTGGCAATAGGTCACAAGCTTGGTCCACTCATAGGTTGGGTGGGCCAGGTATTGTGGGTTTCCATGTGGATATACACAAGTCAATATGGCTTTCTACTTATTGATATTGGTTTAGCGTATATCTACCTGGAAGCTTATTTTAGAGGGAAAAGGAGATAAAATTATGCCATATGCAGACCCATTAAAACAAAAAGAATATAAAGCAAAATGGGATAAGAGAAATTGGGAACATATTCGAGAATACATAGACGCAAATAGAGAAAAAGTAAGAGCTTCCGGTCGTAAATCTACGAGAAAATATAGAAAAGAAAATCCCGGAAAAAGTGAAACGTATGGTAAAGCATATAGACAAAGGGACTATGTAAAGGTTAGAAGTAATGAAAATTGCTCAAAACGTAGAGTATTAGAAATAAGAACGAGTAAATTTGAGCTAAATAACTATAATAACACATTAAAATTATTTAAATTATCTAACAAGAAAACCAAAGAAACTGGCAGAGACTACCATGTTGATCATATTGTGCCTTTACAGGGTAGACTTGTTTCTGGTTTTCATGTATCTGGTAATTTAAGAGTAATATTAGCAGATACAAATCGTGTCAAAAAGAACCGTTACACCGCAAGAGATGAAGCGTTAATTCAGCGTAGAATGGTAAAAGATTGGATAACTAATGGAGTAAAATTTAAACTTAATAAACCTAAGAAAAGGTAGGTGCTAGGATATGCCTACTCTCATAATAATGGACTGTAGAGCCTCTCACGAGGCCAAAATTTCATAAAAAGGTAAAAAACCTATGCTACAGCGTCAAAAAGACCTAGAAGCAGAAATGGTAGCTCTTGGTGTAAAGCGTTTCAGGGAAGATAATAGAAAAGCTAAGAAGGGTAAACATGAATCTACTACTCCTGCTGGAGTCCAGTTTTTAAGGAAAGGTGTAGCTAAAGTAGAGAAGCGCGTCAACGAATTAAAGAAAAATTATAGTGATGGTACTCCCTATAAATATCCCACCGATGCAGTAGAGAGATTATTCGAGCTACCTAGTGATGTCATCTCCTTCCTTAGTCTAAAAGCTTGTGTTAATCACCTCTCTACCCCTGTCAAATTGGTAAAGGTAGCCAATGAGTTGGGGTCTTTCTTGGAAGATGAGGCTAGATTCAGATTCTTTAAAGACTCCAACCCTGCCCTTTACGGTGTGATTATGAGGGACTTGAATAAACGCACTACTAACTATCGTAAACAGAAAAGAGTCTTAGTCCACTCTTCTAATAAGGCTGGAATAGAATGGAAAAACTGGCTTCCTGGAAACAAGGTCCGGTTAGGGCAGATGATGGTGGAGTTAGTATGTGAAGCTACGAAGCTATTTAAGGTAGATCTGTATAATAATACCAGTGGTCAAAAGAGGAAGAGCGTCTACTGGCTTGAAGCTACCGAAGAATCTCTAAAATGGATAGATAAGAAGAATTCTATTTGTGAATTATATAATCCTGTCAAGCTGCCTTGCCTGATACCACCTAGAAAGTGGGATTCAGTATACTCAGGGGGCTACTACACCTACACTAATATCAACTTAGTGAAAACTATGGACCACTCATACCTTGAGATGTTGGATAAATCAGACTTGAAAGAGGTGAAGAAGGCCGTAAATATAGTCCAGGAGACAGGGTGGAGAATAAATAAAAAGACTTTTGAGATTATGGATACTCTATTTAACTCGCGGTCAAGCTGTAAGGTCATTCCCGAGTTCCTAGAGAGAACCATGCCAGAACCCTACCCTAAGAAGGGAACTAAAGAAGAACAAATAGAGTGGAAACGGTTAGCTTCTCTTATGCATGCAGATAATGTCAGGTTAAAAACTAAAAGAATACAATTCAGTCAACTCATGTGGACTACTAGGAAATTCAAGGATGAGAAGGTTTTTTACTTTCCTCATACCATAGACTTCAGGGGAAGGATGTATGCTAATACAGCATTCCTGAATCCACAAGGAGAGGACTCAGCCAGAGGACTCTTGGAGTTCGCTACTGGCAAACCCTTAGGGAACTCAGGACTACCTTGGTTACAGGTCCATCTAGCTAATTGTTACGGGCATGATAAGGTGTCTTTAGAAGAAAGAGTAGAATGGGCAGAATTTCATGGTTGGGCTATCATTGAGGTAGGAACAGCTCCACTAATTAATAGATGGTGGATGGAAGCAGATAAACCTTGGCAGTTTTTAAGGGCTTGTATTGAGTATGTTAAATACAAGGTTAATCCTAGAGATTTTGTGAGTCATTTACCTGTTACTGTAGACGGTTCTTGTAACGGTCTTCAGCATTTCTCAGCTATGCTAAGAGATGAAGTGGGGGGGAGAGCTGTAAACCTTACAGTGACTGATAGTCCTCAAGATATCTATGAAATTGTAAAAGTTAAGGTAGCAGAAAAAGTAAGAGCTGATCCTGACGCGATTGTTTCAGACTTGGATATTAATAGAGCACTGGTCAAACGGCCTGTTATGACTACTCCTTATGGTGCTACTCTTTATGGAATGAGAGAACAGATATACGAGGAGCTGAAGAAACAGTTAGATAAAGGAATAATTTTTACTACAATTTCTAAAGATAAAGACCTATGGGTGTTTTGTAAATACTTAGCTACAATTATTTATGAAGCTATAGGAGAAGTTGTAGTATCAGCTAGAGAAGGTATGGATTGGTTACAGGAATGTGCAAGGGTCTTAAGTAAGGACAGTAAACCTATCTATTGGACTGTTCCTACAGGGTTTATAGTGAAGCAGAAATACTTAAGACCGATAGTTAAAGAAATACGAACAATTATAAACGGCAAGGTTGCTTCTTTATATTCTGCACACGGGGTAGGAGATAAACTAGATAAACATAAGCAGACTAATGGAATAGCTCCTAACTACGTTCATAGCATGGATGCCTGTCACCTGATGAAAACTGTAAATCTTTCTTATACTGATATTCAAAGCTTCTCTGTAGTTCACGATTCGTTTGGTACTCATGCTTGTGACATGGAGCTGTTAAGTGAAAACTTAAGGACAACTTTCATTGAAATCTATAAAGAGGATGTCCTTAAGAAATTTGCAGAGGAACAAAAGCTTGTTCCTGAAATTCCGAAGTACGGTAAGTTAAACATTAACGAGGTGAAAGATGCAGAATTCTTCTTCAGTTGACATGGCTAATGTCGATGTTAAAAAAGTAGCACAAGGAATGATGAGAGTAGTAGATAGCTTAGATAGTTTTACCAAGGCTGAGAAGTATGCTATACTATCAGCAGTATTCAATTGTTTATATATCAACAAGATGATGAAAGAAAGGAGTATCAGTGATGTTATGGAAATTATAGGTAAGATGAGGAGGGACTGTAAGTTTAAACAGATCCCTGAATTTGGTGGAGCAGAAAAATATATAAAAGGAGAATTATAAAATGGCAAATAAAATACACGTTACACCTGTAGGAACAGCAGCATGGCCTTGGTTGAATACTCCAGATGTCCGGTACGATGCTGATGGAGTGTATCAAGTCAAAATGATTTTTAACAAGAAGGATGTTAAGGGAATTCAAGCTATAGTAGATCCATTGATGAACGGTGGAGAACATAATCCTGTTAAGCCTGAGTTGGACGATCAGGGAAAAGAAACGGGCAATTATGTTGTTAATTTTAAGTTGAAAGCTAAAGTCAAGCCCAAGAATGGTAATCCATTTATTCAGAAACCTATTCTTTTAGACACTGAAGGTAATAGAGTAATAAATCCTATAGGAGCTGGTAGCAAGTTGAAAATAGCGTATGAAGCAGTGCCTTTTAATCAAGGAAAAGGTGGAGTTACTATGCGTATAAAGAAGGTTCGTATCGTAGATTTAGTTGAGTACACCAAGAAAGACGATGTAGATTGGGGTAAAGATGAAGGTAGCTTTGTGGGAGTAACAGCAGAAGCTTCTGATAATAACGAAGATGAAGAACAAGAGGACTTCTAAGTTATGGCTAGTTATGAAGAGTGGCGTGAAATGAATGCTGAAATAATAGCTGTTAAGGTTCGTAATTTAAAAAGTAGCACAATTGCGACACTCGTGGAAAATCTTGTTTTTCTAATTAACGCAGGTCATTATCCTAAAGAAGCCTTCCATGAAGTTAATTGGACACAAAAGCTGTTGTGGGAATTACAAGCTGAAAACACCATTATTGCGGAAGATGAAAATGAGACGTTCAACTAAAAGACAAAGGTATAGGGGTATACGAGAGGGCTACAGAAGTGGCTTAGAAGAACGAATAGCCAGCCAGTTAAAGGCTTCTGGTGTAGCCTACTCTTACGAGAAGGAAAGACTCAAGTATATCCCTGTACCTAAGCATTATACACCTGACTTTATTTTAGTGGGAAAAAATAAGAAAATCTATATCGAAACTAAGGGTAGGTTCTTAGCTAAAGATAGAACTAAACATCTTTTAATTCAAGAACAATACCCTGATATAGATTTAAGATTCATTTTTTCTAATTCTAGGCAGAAGTTATACAAGGGTTCATCTACCACTTATGGTAGGTGGTGTGAAAAGCATGGGTTTGTCTATGCGGAAAGGAGTGTGCCTGATTCATGGTTGAGAGAAATCAGAAAGGGGTAGTACATGAACCCTGTCCTAAATGTGGTTCTAAAGATAATTTAGCGAGGTATCCAGATGGTCATGCGTATTGTTTCGGTGATAGCTGTTCTTATTATGAGCATAGTAGCGATTCAGTTGATGTACCAGATATACCAAAGTCCAACGGTGTTTTTAGACAGGGTATTTACGAGTCCCTTAGCAAACGTGGAATATCCGAAGAAACTTGCAGATTTTTTAAGTATCAAGTAAATTACGATAATAATAAGAAGATTCATATTGCTCCTTATTTTGACAAGGACAATAAACTCGTAGCTCAACAGTTAAGAACTAAAGATAAAGAGTTTCCGATCTTAGGGGAAACTAGAGATTTAGGTTTATGGGGAAAACAATGCTGGACTTCAGGTAAACGTATTGTCATAACAGAAGGCCAGATAGATACCTTATCTGTAGCTGAGGTCCAGCGTTGCCAGTACCCTGTAGTATCCATTCCAAACGGTGTAGGATCAGCCTGTAAAGCCATAGCTAAAGATTTAGAGTGGTTGTTAGGTAATTTTGAAGAAGTAATATTAATGTTTGACAACGACTCTCAAGGGAACAATGCAGCTCGTAAGGTAGCAGAGCTTTTCCCACCAGGAAAATGTAAGATAGCATCCCTCCCTCTTAAAGATCCTAATGAAATGCTCTTAGCTAATCGCGGATCTGATATGGTTAACGCTATGTTCAGGGCCTCAGTTTACAGGCCAGATGGAATTATCGCTGGTGAGGATACTTGGGACTTGGTAAACACTCCGATGCAAGCTGCTGATATGGAGTATCCTTGGCAGGGTCTTAATAACCTTACTCTAGGAGCTAGAAAAGGTGAACTCGTTACGTTTTGTGCAGGGACAGGAGCTGGAAAATCTACCGCTGTTAAAGAAATTGCGTCATACTTCCTCTCAAAAGGAGAAACAATTGGTTATATTGCTCTTGAAGAGTCTGTACGTCAAGCAGCCATTGACTTCATGTCTATTGAAGCCAATGAAATGCTCCACCTGAAGGATAATTTAGAGGAAAAATTTTTACGGGATATATGGGAAAAAACATTAAATACAGGGAGACTTTTTCTCTATGATCATTGGGGTAGTATGGATGGAGACGTTCTCTCCAACCGTATCCGGTACTTAGCGAGGAGCTGTAATGTCTCTTGGATCATTGTTGATCACATCTCTATCATGATCAGTGGTATTGAGAGTGGAGATGAAAGAAGACTCATAGATAACTTGATGACTAAACTTAGATCACTCGCAGAAGAAGTTAACATCGGTATTTTTATTGTATCTCACTTAAGAAAACCAGCAGACGGGAGAGGACATGAAGACGGCAGAAAAATATCACTTAATGATCTTAGAGGAAGTGGAAGCATCGCTCAGCTTAGTGATTTCGTGGTTGGACTCGAAAGAAATCAACAAGAAGAAGGTGAAACAACTGTTAGAATTCTCAAGGCTAGATACAAGGGGAGTTCGACAGGAGTTGCAGCGAGACTATACTACGACAGGGAAACAGGTAGGTTGAGAGAATGTGAATATATTGAAGAGGCATTTTAAATATGAATATAATATTTGATTTAGAAACTGATGGTTTACTTCCAGATGTCTCCAAGATCCATTGTTTAGCTATGACAGTAGAAGGAGCACAAGCTTCTCAGGTGTTTGCTAATGAGGACCAGTACGATAACTTAGAACAAGCCTTAGAGGTAATGTCTGATGCTGAGGGTCTGGTGGGACATAATATATTAGGGTATGACCTGCCAGTACTAAAGAAACTTTTAGGCTGGACTCCTAATAAGGAGACAAAGATAAGTGATACTCTCGTGGTATCTCGATTAGCTTACTCTCACATGATGACCTTAGATGCTAAGAAGAAGTACATTCCTACCAAGCTCTATGGTTCTCATAGTTTAAAAGCTTGGGGTTATCGATTAGGTATGCTGAAGGGTGACTTCAACCATGAGGACACTGATTGGTCTACGTTCACTAATGAGATGGCAGATTATTGTGCTAGGGATGTAGCTATTACTTCTACTCTTTTTGATCATCTATGTGAAGCTGAGTGTGATGAGGAAGCTGTTAAGCTAGAACATGAGTTTGCTTATCTTATTCAAAGACAAGTTGAGAACGGTTTTTCTTTTGATGTTAAGAAAGGGGAAGAATTATATGTCATGCTTCTCAAACAAAAGGAACAAATTGGGGCTAAACTAAAAAAACGATTTGGCAGTTGGTACAGGGACTTGGGGAGCTTCACTCCGAAGAAAGATAACAAGGCTAAGGGTTATACTGCTGGTGAAAGTTTTAATAAGATAGAGAAGGTAAGCTTTAATCCTAACAGCAGGGATCATATCAGTTATAAGCTTCAAAAGGACTATGATTGGAAGCCTAAAGACTTTACTCCTAATGGTAAACCTAAAATTGATGAGACAATTTTAAGATCTTTACCCTATCCAGGTTGTGATGAGCTGTTCAATCATTTCCTCCTATCTAAAAGAATATCTCAACTAGCTGAAGGTGATAACGCTTGGTTGAAACTGGAGAGGGATGGGAGAATCTTTGGAAATGTAAATACCAATGGAGCTATTACTGGTAGGTGTACTCATTCTTTTCCTAATGTAGCTCAAGTTCCTGCTGTTTACAGTCCCTTTGGTAAAGAATGTCGGGAACTATTCAAGGCTTCCAAGAATAAGGTGTTGGTTGGGTGTGATGCTGATGGCCTAGAACTTAGAGCCTTGGCAGGGTACTTAAAGAAGTATGATGGTGGCAAGTATGCTACTGCTGCTGTCGAAGGAAACTCAAAAGATAAGACTGACATCCATTCTATTAATCAAAAGCTGGTAGGTTTAAAGTCACGAGACACTGCCAAGACATTCTTCTACGCTTTTATATATGGAGCAGGGAATGAAAAACTAGGTAAGATCTTAGGGACTAATATTCGCGGAGGTAAACAAGCTAGGATGAAGTTGTTGAATGGTGTTGATGGTTTGCTTAAGTTAACTGAAGCCGTCAAGCAAGCTTACCGCAGGAGAGGCCATCTCATCGGTTTAGATGGTAGAAGACTCCATGTACGTTCAGAACATTCTGCTTTAAACACCCTGCTTCAGAGTGCAGGAGCTATCTTGATGAAAACATCTCTGATTCTCTTGGATAAACGGTTACAATTGTTAGGGTTAATACCTGGAGAGGACTATGAGTTTGTAGCTAACATCCATGATGAATTTCAAATTGAATGCAAGGAGAGGTATGCCAAAAAATTTATCGGACCGGAAGCGGAACAAGCGATTACGAGAGCTGGAGACTACTATGAATTTGGATGCCCTCTTAGTGGAACGTCTAAAATTGGAAGAAATTGGGCTGAAACACATTGATACATTTGATAAACTAGCACAATTTTGTAAAGGTTTTCATACTTTTTTACTCTCTAAAAATCCGTATATAAGAAAGAAAACTGGTTATGATGCCTATAGGTATCAAGTAAGAATGTATATTTTAGGTCTATTAAGAAACTTTACTTGTGAACACTGTAACAAGATAGATTTAAAAAGATCTTTACATTTTCACCATATTAATCCTGAGACAAAAAGATTTAAAATTTCTAGGATAGGGAGATATAATTTTAAAATAGGATTAAAAGAATCCCTGAAGTGTAGATATTTATGTGACGAGTGTCATTACCAAGAACATTTAAAGATGGGAGATTACTATGGATACTTTGAGACTATTGATAGATGGAGACATACTTACATACAAAGTGTGTTGGGCAGTACAGACAGTGGTACATTGGGATGATGGGATTTTAACAACTGCTACTAATGTAGAGGAGTTAAAAGCTCAAGCCAATTTTATGATTCAAGAGTGGCAGGAGAAATTAGGAGAAGGAAAAGATTTTACTACTACTATTTGTTTTTCAGACAGGGCAAATAATTTTAGGCGAAAAATTTTTCCCGATTATAAGTTAAACCGGAAAGATAGTAAGAAGCCTTTAGGATATAATCATCTGGAGACTTATCTTAAAGAGTACTATGCTACTAAGACTCAACCCATGTTAGAAGCTGATGATGTCTTGGGTATCCTTGCTACTGATGGAAGGTTTGATCGAAATATAATCATCTCTATTGATAAGGATATGCTTACGATTCCTTGTGAGTATTACAACATGGACTCAGAGGTTACTGAAGTTATAGATGAGAAGACTGCCGATCATATGTTTTTCTTCCAGACTTTAACAGGAGATTCAGTAGATAATTATAAGGGGTGTCCAGGTATAGGACCGAAGAAAGCTACAGAACTCCTTCTAACTAAAGGGGTTAGGTGGCAGACCATCATAGATGCTTATGCAAAAGCAGGATTGACTGAAGATCATGCGTTAACTCAAGCTAGAGTTGCTAGAATTTTACGAACTAAAGATTATGATTTTAACAAAGAGGAAATTAATTTATGGACTCCTTCAACAAAAATGTAAAGATTTATAATATGATTAAAGAGAATGTGTCTCCTGATTATTATGCTAGGTATGACATAGAACCAATCAGTTTTATTATGAGGAATCAGATTCCTTATGCTGAGGGGAACGTGATAAAGTATGTATTAAGACATGACATGAAGGGCGGTAAAGAAGATATTGATAAGGCAATACGTTATTTAGAAATGATTAAAGAGGAGAAATATAGTGCAAAAAGTCAGGAAGTTTCATGAGAAGATGGAGTTGGCTGTTGATCAGCCCTTCAGTAAAGAACTCCTTGAGTTTAGGATGAAGTTGATATTTGAAGAGGTGCAGGAACTGGCTGAAGCTGGCTTTCAGTTGGAGGGAAACATAGACCAAGGGGAAACCTATGTATTAATGCAGGATTTCTTGAAAGAGCTATGTGATGTGGTCTATGTTCTTAAAGGAACTGCTGTTTCTTTTGGATTAGATTTTGATAAGGCATATAATCTTGTCCATAAATCTAACATGAGTAAGCTTCCTGTTGTCAAATGTGAACATGGAAAAGTATTGAAAGGAAAAAACTATAAACCACCTGTCCTAGAGGAGTGTGTATGAATAAACCTTCTGTTAGAGCACAAGTTATCACGAGGAGAACTTACAGTAGACCTTTAGATGATAAGGATGAAACCTATGAGACTTGGGAACAGACTATAGATCGTGTAATTAATCATCAGGCATGGTTGTGGAGCAGAGCATTGAATGAGTCTGGTGAAGATTTAAGAGAAAGATTTAACAGTGAACTTGAAGAACTACGTCAGCTCCTGTTAGAACGTAAGGTCATGGTATCAGGTAGAACCTTATGGTTAGGTGGAACTGATGTAGCTAAGAAGAGAGAAGCTAGTCAGTTTAATTGTGCTCATTTAAAAGTGGAGACTATCCATGATGTTGTTGACTCTTTGTGGCTCTTGTTACAAGGGTGTGGAGTTGGGTTCACACCTGTTGTCGGAACGCTATCAGGCTTTACCAAACCCATTGAAGAAATTGAAATCATTAGGAGTAAACGCACAAAGAAGGGAGGACATGACGGAAATAGAGAAAGTTTTGATCCCGATACCGGGATTTGGACTATTACAATTGGTGACTCCGCTGAAGGGTGGGCAAAAAGTATCGGCAAGCTTCTGGCTTTCAAAGGGAAAGCTACAAGGTTCGTACTCGATCTCACACAACTCAGACCAGCAGGACAACGGCTTAGTGGTTATGGTTGGATCAGCTCAGGAGACGGACCTATCTCTAAAGCCTATTCAGCTATCGTTCAAATTCTAAACAAGAAATCAGGGCAGCTCCTGTCTAAGATGGACATCTTAGATATAATGAACTGGTTAGGGACTGTATTAAGCAGTAGAAGATCTGCTGAGATAGCTCTAGTATATCACAATACTCCTGAATGGAAACAGTTTGCCAGAGCTAAGGATAACCTTGGAGATACTCCTCATCGTAGCCAATCTAATAACTCTATAGTCTTTTGGGAAGAACCTACTCATGAAGAAATCGAAGAAGTTTTTAAAATCATTAAAGAATCAGGTGGCTCAGAACCTGGAATCATCAATGGAAAGGAAGCTCGCAGACGAGCACCTTGGTTCACCGGAGTCAACCCATGTGCCGAAATCCTTCTTGGAAATAAGAGTTTCTGTAACTTGTCCGAAGTCGATCTATCAAAATTTAGAGAAGATTCTGGAGGATTGGAAAGGGCTATCTTCCTCATCTCTAGAGCAAACTATAGGCAAACCCTTGTTACTCTTGATGATGGAATACTCCAACGAACGTGGCATGAAAACAATGAGTACCTCAGACTTTGTGGAGTGGGACTTACAGGAATCGCCAGCCGTGAAGACCTCTCTTACTATGACTATAAAAGATTGAAGAATCTCGCGGTACATGGGGCTTACTCTATGGCTGATGAGTTAGGAACTCAAAGACCTAAGAATGTTACTACAATTAAACCTAGTGGGACTCTCAGTAAAATCATGGATACCACTGAAGGTTGTCATAAACCCATAGGAAAATACATATTTAACAATGTAAACTTCTCTGCTAATGATCCTATTCTCCCAAGGTTGAGAGAAGCAGGGTATCATACTGTAACGAGTCCTGTAGATGAGCATAATGTTATCGTTACTTTCCCTGTCAAGTGGGACAACATGAGATTCAGCAGAGATATTAATTCTGAGGAGGAAATTTATGTTAGCTACGAATCGGCTATTAGCCAACTTGAGAGGTACAAACTTCTCATGGATGCTTACGTTGAGCAGAACTGCTCGATTACAGTTACTTATAAGGCAGATGAAATCCCAACTATTATCACTTGGCTCAAGTCTAACTGGTCTTCTTATGTTGGGGTTAGCTTTCTTCCCCATGTTGATACTCAAGAAGTCTACTCCTACCTTCCCCAAGAAATAGTATCAGCTAAAGTTTACGAGGAGTATGTGGCACAACTTACTCCTGTAGACTTAGATGAAGTAAAAGGAACCCATGAACTCGAGGATGACGAGTGTTTACAAGGAGTTTGTCCAGTAAAATAATAATAATTTCCAAGTTGGAAACTTTTTTCGTACCTCTAGGAGCAGTTTTGATTATGAGACAGTATAAAAATGATACTAGGTTGGTTATAAGTGATGGTTTGTTGAACACTTTGGATACTATATTTCCAAATAAACTACCCTCGTTCCTTGTTACTGAGGCTGAAATAGCTAGGTTAGTAGGACAACAACAGGTTGTCACTTGGATTAAAGATAAGCAGGAAGAATTAAGAGATCAAAGTATGGAACATGAAGGACAAGTAACCATTAAAGGAGATTCGTAACGTGTTAGAATTGTTGAGTGTACTTATGTGTGGGGGTGGAGCACCTCCTCC